CCGGTAGCCAACTACTATTTAGGCGTGATCTACATGCACGCAGCAAGGGCGGAAATAAACAAAGCGCAAAAGGGCTATTTTAAGGCTTTAGCGCAAACATATCTTTCAAACGCATCGAACTACGGACGCAACGAGGCTAAGGCCGCTATAAAGGATTTAAACGGTAACAGACCGCAGAGTAACTTACAATCAAAAAGCCACCCAAACCGGGCGGCTTTTTTTATGCCTGTCCGGGTATGACAAACCCGTTTTTAAACGTCGGGTTCGGTGGCCTGTTATTCACATCAACTTTAACTACCGTTACCGCCGGATCGGTCATCACAAAGTTTTTAGCCTCCTCGGTGCTCAAGTCGGTAATAATCGTGCTGTAATCTACCGTGCTGGTAATGATCATATCCTCGGCGCTGTCCTCGTTGTCGCTCACGCGCTGCAACGGCGCTAACTTCTCGGCGATGAAGTAACCCTGTAATGCCTGGTGCACCCATTCGGTAAATTCATAGAATTGCAGTGCCAGGTTCTGGTTGATCGAACCGTTAAACGCGTCGGCGTAATTCTCAAAATAAATGTAAAAACGGATACTGCCGGTGCCTTTCTGCTGGTTCTTACCGATTGTTTGCCACTGCACGGGCTGCCACTCCATCAGGATGGTAGGCAGCGGCATGGCGTAGGATGTTTGCGCGTTGCTGAACTGCCCCATCTGCTTATCGAACCAGCACAGGTTGGGCAACCCTGCATCGGCGGGGATAATGCCGTTAGGGTGATCGGTGTCCTGCACGTGTAACGCGCCCATCAGGTATTCGCCTATCAGTTGAAAAATGTCTTTTTTTACGCTCATGCTATTTTTGTTTCAGATTGACGTTAATGATCTGTCTTAAAGAACTTATCCAGCTCCTGGGTAATGTACGTAACGATCTGCCTTTCCAGCGTGGCGCTGTCGCCTATAAACTGCCTGGCTGGTAGGTTAATGAATTTCTCTTTCGTCAGCGCCAGGCTTTTCCAGAAGTTCGCCTGGTCATTCAGTGCGTTGTTCTTTTTGGTGTTGTGTACGCCGCGCGTTTTCACGTCGTAGGTAATGCCGTTGGCCGATTTGTAATACATGGCCCAAAAGAACCGCCGCATCTGTGGCGTTACCGGGATTTTGCCGCCAAAGTTTTGAATGTCGGCGTAAGGTATGGCATCATCCACGCTGACAATCGCACCGCTTTCGTCAGCCTTCTTTATTCTTAACGAGCGTTTGAGTGTGCCAGCACCCGGCCCCGATCCGAAAAGCAAGCCTCGGCCCGAGTTATTTGGTGTGCCTGGGATGCGTTTGTTCCACTTTTGTAGGCCGTTATCGGTAAAGCCCTGGTTAACGAAGCTCTGTTTAAAGAACGCGAGCGCCATCGCAGCGGCATGACGGATGATGCGCAAACGCAACGCACGGATATCGCGGATGATATCGTCGAACTCATGTGCGTGTTTGTTGGGCGTGGCCATTATTGCGATCCTAAAGCCAGCTCACTATCATGAACCGCGCCGGTTAATAGTTCGGTTACCTGCCGTTTGATGTCGCCGCTGCTTACGCCGGACAGGTTGGTGGTGTGCACCTCCAGGCGTTCCACCAGCTTGCCGATGCTAACCTGTACGTTTCTAACCTGCCTGCCCCCGGCCAGCGTCGCGCCTTCACCAGTGCCTTTGCCAGTGCCTCTGCCGCCGGTGGTGATCGAATAGGGCGCATCTTTTTTATGCGGCAGCAACCCATTGGCGCTGGTGACGCTGTGCCCCTTTTGTTCGTCTGCCTGGCGTTTCTTTTCGGCTTCGTCGGCTTTATGGCTTTCCGCTAACGAATGTTCTGCACCGCGTGTAAATGCGCCTTTAACGCCGCCGTTGTTAACGAAGCCCTGTACGCCTTTTACCGCGTCGTTAAAACCCTGTTTAATGGTTTTTACGTCGAGCGTAAACGCGCCTAAAATGATTTCGCCCAGCCCTTTGAACACCGGCATCAATTCGGTGCCGATCTCGCCGATACCTGCCAAGACCGAACGGAACGTTTCCGACCGCTGGTAAGCCTCATAAATCCCGGCGGTTAACAGGCCGATCGCGGTAATGATCAGTCCGATGGGGTTGGCAGCCATCGCCACGTTCAGCGCCCACGTTGCGGCGGTTAACACGCCCTGCGCCACGGCCAGCGCACCGGATGCAATGGCCGTTACTCCGGCCTCGATACCAAAGGCGATGATCGACGGATTAGCGGCCACAAAGCCGAGCGCAGCGCCGCCGACGGCTATCCCTAAAGCAACGAAGATGTCTTTATTCTCTTTTACCCAATGGTAAGCTTCGGCCATCGCGTGGCCGGTTTCTTTCACGCCCTCAATGATTTCCAATATCAGCGGCACGGCGACGCTCAGGCCCTCGCCGATCAGCTTGCCAAAACCCTTGCGCATCTCCTCGATCTCGACGTTCAGGTCGGCAGACGGGCCGAGAACACTACGCGCTGCCGCCGCTGATCCGCCAAACTCGGTATTCAACTCCTTTAAAATGATCGCATCGGCTTCAGCCACTTGGCCATGTTTAACCAAGCTGGCTATTTGTTGCTTTTGCTGATCGTTAAAGGCCACACCAATGCGGTGTAACGCCCCTATACCTGTAATCGGGTCTTGAAGGGCTTTACCAACCTGTAGCGCAGCTCCCTTTAAGTCTTCCGGGCCATTGCCGCCCATACGGGTAGCCATATCCTCAATTGCCGGTATCGCTTCGTCGAATATCTTCCCTCTGATGTTGGTGAAGGTTAAAAGCATCGCATCGGCGTTGAGGGTTTGCGCCTCGGTAAACAAGGTTTTATGCTCAAGCGCCTCTGCTTTTTCCCGCAGCTCGTCAAGGCTTTGTCCGGCGATACCTGCCGTACTTTTGATACCGGCATTTACCTGCGCAGCGGCCATTTCGGTTTCGCGAAATGTGTGAAGCGACTCTTTGCCAAATTCCCAAACTTTCTCCACCGCAAATACGCCCAATATGGCGCTTCCCACTTCGCCTAAAATGCTGCGCAGGCCGCCCAGCTTGCCCTCGGTTTCCGCCACAGCGGTGTCTATGCCGAGGATGGCATTTCGCGCCTTGGCCGCGCCGCCAAAGTCGCCGTCCTTTAAACTGATTACGTAATCTAAACCTTTAGACATTATTCCTCCTCGCTTAAAATGTCCGCAACCTGCTCCCGGATATATTTACCCACACTTTTGGCAACGTCAAAATACGGGTGCGTATCGGGGAAGACGATGCCCGTTTGTCCCACGTTGTTTTGAAACATCTCCGGGATGTCCGGCAGTTCGCTTTCGGGTATGCTGTGCTTCCTTGAGCCGTTATCGGCTGGTACAGCATCGCAACGGCAGCCCCAATCGTTAGGCGGGTAATAGGTACTCCAAAAGTCTGAGTCCAGCGGCTCGGTGATCCCGTTCAGAATGGCATGCTCCTCGCGCACCCGGTCGTCGCCAGCGGTTTGGTAGGTCAGCATGTCCACGTCGTTTTCCACCATGTCCTGCCATGCACGGGCCATCTGTGCAGAGGCCACGCAGTTGCCGTACTCGGCGCTCAGGTAAACCTCGTTATACGTTTTGTCTATCTTCTTTACGTCGGTCATAAAGTCGTCGAACGACTTTACCTTACCGTCATCCGTCTTCAGCAGTAGAGAAACCTCTTTCAGTTCGTGGTAGTTTTTAAAGCCGCTGAACACAAACACGTTGTGCTGCATGTCGGTTAAAAAGGTTTTCTGCGCTTCGCTCAGCCCGGCTGAGTTCACGCCCTTGCCATACCCTTTAAAAATTCCTTTAGACAGCTGGTTGGCAATCTTGCGAACCATGCCCGGGTCGATCTGTCCGGGTTTCAGTTTGCCCGAATGGATCAGCTTCGCCACGCGCAGCAGCTCAGGCTCCAGTCCGTCAACCTTTACCGATAGTTCAATGGTTGCACACTTAACGCACATGTTTACCTCCCATCAGCTCCTGTATGTCGGCGTGAAGCTTTAAAATATTTTTAGCGCTCAGCTCCGGGTCGTCGTCGTCAGCGCCTTTGGGTGTGTTGATCTTTTTACCCCTGTTCTTTTTGCCGCCCTTGCCGGGTTTATCGTTCTCCTCCGGCGCATCGTTTGCCGGTTCGTCGTCTTCGTTAGGTTCATCGCCGGGTTCGGGATCGTTGCCTGGTTCATCCGTCTTGCCGGGAGGCGCCGGTGCTACCTGTTTCAGGCCGATGATCTTTACGTTAAACTTTTCCGACACTTCGTCCGGGTCAAGCTGAAAACCCATGTTGTTCACACCCTGGTAAATCTTTAACAGTGCTTGCAGGTCTTCGGGCTGATCCCACTCGAAATGATCGCCGTCTTCAAAAGGATAACCGTGTTTATCGCGCAGCAGCGGGATCAGCTTTTCATTTACCAGGGTGGCGAAAAATATCTCGTCGTCTTTCGTAATCTCGTCCTTAACGCGCTCGTGCACTTCACCCTGCGACCGGCTGCTGCCGTTCATCGATGTCATCGTTTGCCCGTTGATCAGGATGGCCAGCTCGGCGTCTACTTTGTCGATCAGCTCTGAGAATACCTGAAAGGCGTCTGTCTTTTTGCTCTCTTTAATATCAAGCTCGGTATCAGCGGGAAAAATACCATAAGCGCCGGTAGACAGGTTTTTGAGCCATCCCTCAATTTCGCTTTGTACCCGCGCATCCTGCGAAGACGTTTTAACCGTCATGATCGGCATGCCGAAACGTTCGGCAAATTGATCCCAATTATTCCAGCCGTGTTTTTTGAGTATTACCAGCGGCGTAGCTTTATTAAGCAGGCCAAGATCAAGGCAGTCACCAACAGGAATAACATAATTACTTACGGGTGGCTGCTCATAGTCTATACCCGTAAGGTCTGATTGGTATTTTGTGTAAAGGTGCTTTTCGGGGATAACGTGTTTGCGCGGGATCAGCGTCACTTTTTTAACCCACGATGTTTTGCCGTCAAACTCCAGCTCGTCGAAATAATTCAGGGAATGCCCGTAGAAAATACTTTCCAGCGAAAACTTACACAGCTCTCTGAACCACGAAACCTGAAACCACTTTGTCTTAACATCGTCCGCTTCACCCGCCGCGTTCTTTATTTTGAAAGCCTTATTCTTAATGGGCAATATGCGGTGGTTGTAAACAAGGCCGGTTAAAAATCCGTCGATCATTACGTCTTCGTAAATGTCGTAAAGCATCGTCCGTATCGGCCATAGCGGGTTTTCGGCATTAGCGCGCGCCCATATCCAATGTTCAATCTGTTTGTTAAACAAAGTGCGATGCTGCTGAATCAGCGTGGCAATTACACCGGCCGGGTCTTTCTTTATTTCCTCTTTAATGGTATCAGCGCTCAGCGTGATGGTGCCCTTGTGCTGTACACCGTAATTAACTTGTTTGCCTACTTTAGCGTTTTGGTTCATTTAAATGGCGTTTAAAGGTGTTTTACCACCTGTTGTTATAGCGGCAGTCGCTGCCGAAACGGAAGATCGGATCTGGGTTGTTAGCCTCCAGCGACGGCAGCGACGGGATCAGCGTACCTGCGTTGACGCTGGTTAACCATGTTATGGCTGCATTGAACCTGTCCTCCCGCGATTTCGGAACAACCCTCGACGCCGTATTGCTATGCAGGTTGTACAGGATGATGTCTATCATGTACATAATGATCAGCGGATTTCGCGATGCCCCGGCGGCAGAGAAGGTAAGCGCCGTGTCGTACCGGGTTTTCAGGTAGGAGGTCATCTGCTCAATTGCGCCCAGCTCTGCCACATCCAGCGATGTCTCGCTGATCTTCAAAACGGAAAGCACTTCGGTACGTACCTGGTACTGTATAAAGTCTTCGTCGGTTAAAAAGATCATGCTTGTTCGTGTTGAGATTTATTAAAGATTTTCAACTGTGCGTTCAGTCTGCTCACTTCCAGCGCCAGTTTCGTTTTTTCCTGAAGCTCTGCGTAGTACCTTTCGCGCCATTCGCGGACGTCCTTTTTCAGTTCGATGATCTCGCTGTTGTTCTCGTTGACGTTTTTTTGCAATTGCTCTACCAGCATCACCAACGATTTGTACTGGTCGCTCTTTGACATGGTAAACCTGTCAACTAAAATTTTGAAAATGCCGCCCGTAAATAAGGCACCTGCGGCCGATGCTACTGCTTCTAAAATTGTCATATTACCATCCCCTTTTTTGTGGTTGTGCTATAATGGGTTTAAAATCTCTGCCGGGCAGGTGCTGGTCTATAAAGTACCAGGCCGCCTCGTCAGCGTCTGGGCTATCGTCAGGCGTATTATAACCCGGCTCTATGCCCTTTAGCTGGTTGTTGCCCTCCACCATGTCCGGGCTGTGCATTTCGTCGATGTTGTAGTACACCTCGTTATTCACATACGCTGGCTGCATCTTCACCATGCGCACGTACTTGTTCTCTTTTGCACGGGTATCCGTAAGCACCACCAGTCTTCGCTTACCGGCTTTGTCTCGCTTCTTATTATGCTCGGCAAGAGCGTCGTTGATCAGCCGCGTGATGAACTGCTTTTCCATGTACCACAGGATGGCAATGCCGGGCGGCAGCTTATCCTCCACGCCGCTCATCCACTCAAAGGCGTCTATAATGGGCGAACGCCGCACAAAGGCCTTTAAGCAGTGTCGCTGCCAGTCGCCGGAAGGCGTTTGATAGCCGCCCCATAGCCGTACGGCTTTAAAATCGGACGTGGCATTATCCTCAAAGGATGGGTCGAAGTAACCGACGAGTATCTTGTACTTATGCAGCGGCTGCATCTTCACCCAATGGATCATCGTTTCTTTGAAAATCTCGCCATCTACCACATGCTCGTGGAAAAATTCAACCCGGCCATAGATACCGGCGGCGGCAACCTTGCTGTTGATCATGTCCAGTGTATACCGGTTCCAGGCTGGCTTGCCAGTCTTCGGGTCGATGGCAAAAATCTTAGAATGGTAAATTTTCTCGCGTTTAGGTGCGCCCGGCTTAATGTCGCCCACCATATGCGCCAAAACTGATTGAGGGTGTATGCGGTTGCCTGCCACTACCAGGGTGGCCCCGCGCGTGTCGAGCGCAAAGAACAGTGCACCCAAAATGGTTTTAACGATCTTGCGTACCCGCTTTTGATTGTTTACCAGCTCGTCGTCATCAACGTCATCCACCGACGCGTAATTCGGCCTTAGCTGGCCCTTACGTACACCACGCGGCGACTGGCCCCGGCCGACGGCTAAAAAGCGCCTGCCGTCCTTCGTGGTGAAATCGCCATCGGCCCAATCGCCAAAATTGAACTGTTCGCCAAAGTCATGGATGTAAAGGGCATTGTACTGTAGCTGCGCCTGCAAATCGCCCAACAGGTTGATCGCGTCGTCCTCGTTCTTTCCCATCAGGATCATGCCGTTCAGCTTGCCCTTTGCCTTCATCCATAGCGGGATAAGGATATCGGCATGAACAGATTTAGCGTGTTCTCGCGGCCATTCAAGAACGGCAATTAAGTTAGGGTCGTTTGCCGGTCTTGGCTTGTCGACAATGTTATAGGCCGCGTCTATGTGGAAGTCCGCACAATCGACATCCGCATAAATGGGGAAGTAAGTTTTAACAAAGAAGTTGTAGCCGTCCTTGGACAGGGCTTTTTTTATACGGGCCTGCTGCTGTTCCTTCGTTTCTGAAATATTAACAGCCGTGCTGCTTTGCACTTGTTCGCAAAAGAGTTTCCAGTCCTCGTAGGTGCGCCTTTCTATGAGTTTATTAGCCATTGCTCACCAGCTCGTTAATAAACTCCCTTTGTGCCTTGTTTACCTCTTTAGCCAGTTCGGGCTTCGTGGCAAACAGCCAGGTAGTAAACTCTTTGGCGCAGTTGATATGCTGCGATACCGTCACCTTCTTGTTGGAAAGAAACTCGATAGACTTGGTGACTTTAATTAAAGCGTCGGCATCGATCTTGTCGGCATACACCAAACCCTCAAGGCGCACATACAATTGCCGGATGATATTGGCAGCAGTAATCGTCGTTGCGCCCTTTAATGCCTCCCATAATCCTTTTTCTTTATTGTCCGTAAAGGTCTTCTCTGTCCATCCTACAATTTCACAGATTTCCTTCTGTGTTTTTTCTGTATTCAGGTAAAGATCGAGGGCAATTTCGCGTTTGCGTTCTCTGCTTAATTTTTCTTTTTTAGCCATGTATCCCGCTTTGTGTACAAAACAATACTAAAAACGCCCCTTAAATAAACGCCTTTTTCCAATCTGTACGGAGTGCGGAATAATCTTTAAATATTACGGATTAATACAGAAAAATCAGTTTTTTTTCAGTGCAAATCCACGCCACTTTTGGGCTT